TGAGCACAGGTTTATCATCAATGAGGGTGGATCAAGGTCAAGTAAGACCTACTCACTTTGCCAGCTGATTATTGTCTACTGCTTACAGAATCCTAACAAGGTAGTGTCAATCATTCGCAAGACTTTCCCAGCTTTGAGAGCTACTGTCATGAGAGACTTCTTAGAGATAATGAAGACCCTAGAGATTTATGACGTGGCAAGGCACAATAAGTCTGAGCACATCTATACCTTTGGCAATGGCTCAATAGTTGAGTTTTTCTCTGTTGATGACGAACAAAAGATAAGAGGTAGAAAGAGAGACCTTGCCTGGTGTAATGAAGCCAATGAGCTCTACTATGATGACTTCACTCAGCTCAATATGAGGACAGAAGGAAAGCTAATCTTTGACTACAATCCATCTGAGTCTAACTCTTGGCTGTATGAGTTACCAGTTGAAGAGTCAATCCTAATCAAGTCAACTTATAAAGACAATCCCTTCCTACCTGAAAGCATCAAGCGACAGATTGAAGACTTGAAGAGGACAGATGAGGCACAGTATCAAATCTACGCACTAGGAGAGAAAGCAATCAGCAAAAGTAACATCTACTCTAATTGGTCATTTGTTAAGCATAGACCAGCTAAATTCACGTCTTATGTGTATGGATTAGACTTTGGATACAATCACCCTACTGCATTGGTCAGAGTGTACTGGAGAGACAAAGACATCTACATTGAGCCTGTCATCTATGAAAGTTACTTGACCACTACTGACCTGATTGCAAGAATGGATCAGTTAGGGATTGAGAAGAGCATCAACATACTAGCTGACTACTCTCGACCTGAGACAATAGCTGAAATTGATAGAGCTGGCTACTACATTGAGAATGCTAACAAGGTAGTAAAGCAAGGGATAGATAACATAAAGACCTTTGGTATATTCTGTGAGGACCATCCAGCAATCAAGAAAGAATATGAGAATTATAAGTGGAAGAAAATAGGTGACCAAATCACAGACGAGCCTGTCAAACTTTGGGATGATGCTATGGATGCCATTAGGTATGCGGCAACCTACATCAAGAAAGAATACTTTACAGATGACAGCTACCTATCCTTCTAATTGAAATCTAATAAAAATACAATATAGGTATGGCAACAACAATTATAGCACAGCCTCAGGACTTCACTCCAGCTTACAATGAGTGCAAGTTTATCATTAACTCTTCTAAAAAGAATATATCAGGCTTCAGATATATCTTTGAAGTTTATGACTCAGTGACCAATGCCAGAATAGGGTACTATAAAGCACTGCCTACATTTGGCACTGGCTATGGTGAGCAAGATTTATCTAAGCTATTAAGCAACTCAGTGAGCTTTGACTTCAATCCATCAATCACTACTTTCTATAATGCTGAGAATAGTTACTTTGGCTACTATGTCAGATTTGGTGAAGAGTACATTTTTAGCTTACAATATTCAGCATCACTTACTAACAACGCTGGTAATGTTCGCATCACAGCTACACATTCATTTCAGGTAGGTGACCAGATTAATATAGTTCAAGGTGTAGGTGGAGCAGCTGCGAATCCTGGTGTTGAGGGCTTGCATACTGTCATTGCTATTACTGGCACAACAAACTTCACAATCAATGCACTATGGTCAGGAGTATCAAATGCTACCATTAATGGTGTTATTGAATATGCTGATAAGAGAAAGACGATAGTTTTAAACATCATAGATGCCATAGATAAATTTGTCTTCAATGGTGTATATTCATGGCTTGACTTTCCGTATTGGGATGAGGATACTTATAACACAAATGGCATCACTAAGGAATGGCTAACAGACCAGCCTCAGTTATTCAGTTGCACACCTGGTCAAGATTTATGGCTAAACATAAAAGATAGGGGCCCAGTAACTGGAGGTAACAAAAGAGCATACTTTGAGAATGACAATGGCGATAAGTTCTATAAGAATCTAAATTCAAATGACTACATCAAAGGTGTGGCGGTTGGTCCTAATAACTATGGCTCATTGACCTTAGTAAGTGGCACAGCTCCATTGGTAAAGAATGACACTACTAGCTATGAGGTATGGTACTCAGATGGAGTATTCAATCCAGTTAAGTCAGTCAAGTATAAAATCAACATAGATAGACGTATGCTTATCTCTGAGAGTCATATTGTATTCTTAGACAGATTAGGCTCATGGAGTAGCTTTGCTTTCCAGCTTAAGAGTTATGAAAGAGGCAACATCACTAGACAGACTTACAATCAAGATGTACCTGGTGCAGTTGTTGACAGTCAGTGGGGATACAAAAGTTATGAACAAGGAACAGTTAACATCAACACTGAGGTGACTAAGACAGTTGACTTATCAACAAACTTCATGACAGAAGAGGAGGGTGTATACTTCCAGCAGTTGCTAACTTCACCACAAACGTACGTCAAAAACGTACTTTACCACATCACAGAAGATGGAGCTGTACTATTTGATGAGGATGGCTGTATAATTCACGTACCTGAGAGCACTGAGTATGTCAGCTGTAATGTATTGACTAACAACTTTGAAGTCTATCAACAACGAAATAAGAATTTAATCAAGCAATCTATTCAAGTTAGGATAGGCAATAACGATACAATCAATGGTTAAGATAGTCTTATCAACTGGGGTGCTTGATGTATCTGAGACATTAGCACTACCTATCACATTCAGTGTTGGTGACATTAGAGATTTGTCTTCACGCAAGGGTACATTCTCAAAGACTGTGACCTTAGCTGGCACTAAGAACAACAATGACCTACTAGGTCACTACTATGATGTCAACATCCAAGCTGGCACATTCAACATAAATACACTGACTAAGTGTCAAGTGATACAGAATGGTGTGCCAATCTTAGACGATGCACTATTGCAATTGGTAAGTGTTAACAAGGTACAAACTAGCACTAGATTTGAAGACGAAGTAAGTTACACAGTACTTATCAAAGATAGTAGAGCTGAGTTCTTCACAGCCATCACAAATGCTAACTTGACTGACTTAGACTTCTCAGACTTAGATCATACATTCAGCTCCACAGATATAGTAGCTTCATTCAATAATACTGTGGTAGATGGTTATAAGTATATGATGCCCTATGTTATCAACAATGACTACAATGCTAATGACTTCAAGCCAGCTATCTATGCTAAGACTTACTTTGATAGAATATTCTCAAATGCTGGTTTCACATACACTTGGGATGATATAGTCTCCGCTAATTTTGACAAACTGTTAATTCCTTACAACGGAGATACTAATAACCAAGATTATGCTGATTATAGAGTTGAGGCTAACAACACATGGACCACAAGCTATGTTCAACCTACTGGATACAATAATACATTTGAGGAGCTTATTGACTCAGGGTGGTCTGAGGTTATAGATACACAGAATATCTTTGACCCTACAGTAGGAGAGTATTCAACACCATTTAGCACTAATGCTTTAGCTGGTGAAAATTACTCTTACACATTGACTATTGGTGGCTCAATAATCTTAGAGAATACAAGTGGAGGTAATGCTAGATTGAGAACACAAACATCAATAGATTTTGGTTATAAAAAATATAGAGTATTTGCAAGAGTACAAGTAGGTGTTAATACAAATGCTGTCATTGTGTATGGCTCAAGTGTTATTGTTAATTACTTTACTGGCTTACCACTACCTAATGGTAATACTACTATTCTTAATTTCTCAGATACCTTGACTATACCAGCAGTAGTTAATGGTGTAATATTAGGGATAACTGCATCTGATATTCAAATTCTTGAGATAGGAGTTGAGATTTTCCCTGTGTATAGTTTCACTAATGATGCGCAATTACCTTACAACACTTTATGGTACACATTTGCTGGGACTCCTACATTAGCACCAGTTAACGTGGTCCTTGACTTGACATTTATTAACATGGTTATTCTACCAAGTAACAATGTACAAGTCACTGGTAGCACACTTAATATCAATCAATACGTACCAAACGAGATTAAGCAGTCTGACTTTGTTAAGTCTATCTTTCAGATGTACAACTTGTACGTTGAGCAAGATGTTAACAATCCTAACAATCTAATATTAAGACATCGTGATGAGTACTATGACTCAGGAGCTGAGAAAAACTGGTCAAGAAAACTAGCAAAGGATAAGGAGCAAGAATTAATATTTTTGCCTGACCTAAGCAATAAGAAGCTAAAGCTGACTTATGCTCCTGACACAGATGAGTTCAACACAATGTACACACAAGCGACTGCTGAGACGTATGGTCAGATAGAGTATACATTTGACAATGAGTATGTGAAGGATGTTGCTACACAAGAATTAATATTCTCACCGACACCTGTGGTATTGACTTCATTTGGAGCTTACGTGCCAGCTATCAATGGATCAGCTCCAAACACTAACATCCGCATCTTATACGATGGTGGAGTACAATCATGCCAGCCATTTGATATCTTAGATTTTGGTACTACTGGTGAATTTGGATTGACAAGTTATCCAATGCTAGGACATTTTGACAATGCGTCGACACCTAGCTTTGACATCAACTTTGGCACTAATGACTTCTACTTTTATGAGCCATTGTCATTGACAGCTAACAACCTTTATAACCTATATTGGAGACGCACAGTTAACCAGATTAATGTTGGAAAAATGTTGATAGCTTACTTTGACTTGACTGAGGTAGATATTCAAGCATTGAAGCTCAATGATAAGATATACATTGATAACTCCTGGTGGAACATCAACAAGATACAAGACTACAATGGTAACCAAAGACAGCTTACTAAGGTAGAGCTTATCAGTATTGACACTGAGATAGACTTAGCACCATTTAAAATTAGACCAGGTCGACCATTTGGTGACAACTCAGTAGGTGAAACGGTAGGTAAATTAGAAGCTAGATCTACATTCAACAACAACGTCATTGTACCAGGTGCGAATGCTCTTATCTTTGGCAAGGGCAACGTGGTCACAGCTGGCACAAAAGGAATCATCATTGGTGATGGTCAGACTTTGACTGAGGATGGAATGGTTATTAACAACCTGACAGTCACTGGCACAATCAATGGAGATGCTGTAATACCTTACAAGAAATACATAGCTACAATTAGTCAGACTGGCACAAGTGACCCAACGGTCACAGTACTTGAAAATACAATAGGTGATATAGTGTGGACTAGAGCATTAGCTGGTAGATATGAAGGTACATTAGTAGGAGCTTTCCCTGACCAAAGCAAAACATACTTACTTAACAGCATAACTCAAACGAATAATTACATAAGATTTTATTGGACATCTGCAAATGTAGTACAGATTAGAACTGCTGACTTCACTAACACACTTCAAGATGGACAGCTTGATTTTAACACAATTGAAATAAGAACATACTGATATGAATGAAGTAGAGATACCATTAAAGATAACTGGCATAGGAGCTATCAAAGCTGAGCTGAGAGAGTTAAAAGGTGCTATTGCTGATGCAACTGACCCAGAACAAATTGCCAAGTTATCACAGAGAGCTGGTGAGCTGAAAGATAAGTTATCAGATGCAAATGAGGCTGTGAATAACTTTGCAACTGGTTCTAAATTCGAGCAAGTCAGTAACTCATTAGGTGGTATTAAGGACTCATTGCTATCATTAGATTTTGCAGAAGCACAACAAAAGGCTAAGGTATTCTCCACAGCATTAAGTAGTGTCAATCCAAAAGAGATAGCGGCTGGATTCAAAGCCTTCACTGGTACTATAAAAACAATGGGTGGAGCATTTGTTAAGTTAGGTATTCAAATCCTAGCTAACCCTATATTCTTACTGGTGGCTGTCATTGTGGCTATAGTAGCAGCGGTGGCTATTTTCTTGAATAAAATTGGAGTACTTACTAAAGTGCTTGATGTACTGATGGCTCCTATCAATGCACTGATAGCTGGCTTTGAAGCTCTCACAGATTGGTTAGGCTTGACAGACAATGCAGCACAAAAAAACGCTGAGACAATTAAAGCGGCATCTGAGTCCAATATCAAATCTATTGAATCTGAAATGTCGGCAAGAATAGGTTTGTACAATGTAACCAAAGACTTAACTAATGAAGAAATAACAGCTATAGAAGATCAACTAGGAATAGAGACTGATAGATGGTCTACATTAGAGGAGTTACAGATTGAAGAGGAGCAAAGAAAACAATACCAGAGGAAAAGAGAGATTAAAGCAATGGGTGATCTTGCTGACATGGATGAGGAGCAGACTAAGAGATTCAGAGAATTAAAGGATCAAGAAGCTGATGCTATCAATAAGATTAACCAGTTAGCAATTCAAAATGCTACTAACAAAAAGAAGTTAGCTCTTGACATTGACAAGCAGATTGAAATGTTGAATGCTAAATCAATCAAGAATGAGACTGAAAGGTCTAAGGCTATGCTTAAGATTCAAGAGACTGAGGCTATATCTAAGTTGAAGACACAACGAAGAGAAGCATCAAGGTCACAAGATTGGAAAACAGTTATCAAAATTGATGAGTTAATTTTAGCAACTCAAAAAGACTTTGAGCAACAAAGAACTGACATTACCACTGCATCCAATAAGAAGAGAGTAGAAGAAAATAAAACAGCAAATGCTAAGATAGAATCTGAACAAGATAAGCATTTGAAGACAATGCGTGCTCAGTTCAAAATTGACCTGGACAAAGCTGTCATTGATGGTAAGACAAAGCTAGACATTGACCAAATGAAAATTGACCAAATGGTCAAGGAATCTAAGGAGATTGAAAAGTTAAACATCAAGAAGACTAAAATCTTTGCCAATGAAATGGAGAGAGCTACTGCAGTCTCAGCAATGAATGCTCAGATAAAGATAGCTACTGACCAACTTGAAGCTGATAAGATAGCAATAGCTGATAAAGATGCTGTGTCAAGAATTAAGACCTTGATGTTAGAGGAGCAAGATGCTATCAAAAAACTTGACTTACAAAAAACTTTAATAGAAGAGGAAAGAAAGCAAGCAGTTCTAGGTAAAGATTTAACTGAGCAACAAATTAAAGAAATCAACTCTAAAGCAGTTGAGGACACTAAGGCTGTGTCTGTTCAAATAACAGCTATTGAGACTGATAAGAATGCCAAGATACTTGCATCGGCTCAATTAGTTAGAGACACTAAGCTATCCTATTCAACATTTGAGCTTGAGAGATTCAAAGGTGATAAGGATGAGGAGATAAGACTTAATAATGAATTTTTAGCTCAGCAACTTACAGCATTAGAGGCACAGAGATTAGCTGAAATTTCAGCACTAAACTTGTCAAAAGAAGAGATAGCGGCTATTGAGGAAAAATTCAGACAAGCTAAAATCACAGCAGAAGAAGCTACAGCTAAGAAAATCTCAGACATTGAAGCTGAGGCTCAGGCTAAGACATTAAAGAACATCAATGAAGGCTTTGACACTGCTAAAGAAGCACTAGGAGCTATCTCAAGCATTCAAGAAATTACTACTAGAAATAAGCTGAAAAATGTTAAGAAAGGTAGTAAAGAAGAGGAAGCTATCCTTAAGCAACAATTTGAACAACAAAAGAAAATGAACTTAGCAATGGCGGCTATCAATGGAGCTCAAGCTATCTTAGCTATTCTATCAGTTCCTGACTTCACATTAGGTATTGCATCTGGGATAAGAATAGCGGCATCTATAGCGGCAACTGCGGCATCTATATCAGCAATTTCTTCTACATCATTTGAAGGAGGTGGTAGTGTTCCAACTTCGCCAGATGCTGGATCTCCTCCATCTAACACTGGTCAGATGGCAACACCTAACTTATTTGGTAGCAATAACAACGCTAACAATGTAGGTGGAGAGAATCAAAACAGCAACCAATCAACACCTAACTTCACAGTAACAGCTGTGGTAAGTGAGACAGAGATGACAAACGTACAAAATAGAGTTAATCGTATCCAACAAAACGCAGAATTATGACAAGCTATCAGGCACTAATCAACAAGATTGAAGCATTTTACACTGACCATTTACAAGTTAAAAAAGTAGGTAGTGACTTCAATGAGCAACTTCCTAACTTTGCCACTAAGGATGAGAGATATCCTTTGGTATTTATTACTCCTATTGTGGCATCTACTACAATGGATGTTAACACTATCAGCTTAGAGGTGTATTGCTTAGACATAATTCAAAAGGATAGAGCTAACATCACAGTTATTCTCTCAGACTGTCATCAAATTCTAGTAGATCTAATCAACTATTTTAATTTTAGCAATGATTATAGCTTTGATATTGTAGGATCACCATCAATCACTCCATTAAATAATCAACTATTAGACTATGCAGCGGGCTGGGTGATGAGCTTAGACGTGGACATTAGCAATTGGACTAATTGTCAAGTCCCTCTTATAACTAATTTACCAGCTTAATACAATATAGTTATGGCATATAGAAGACAGAAAATATCACAGATGCCTCCTAAGGGAGCTAACCTTGAGCCTACAGACTTATTAGAGATAAGTGAAGTTAGTGGCACTGGCTACATCACTAAGTCAATAACTGGTCAAGAGATAATTGATGCGGCTGGTGGTGGCACAGGCACTGTTACAAGTGTTGACTTGACTATGCCGTCAGCATTCACAGTGACTGGCAACCCAATAACCACAGCTGGCACATTAGCGGTTGCTGGTGCTGGTGTTGCAACACAATATATCAGAGGTGATGGTCAACTTGCTAACTTTCCTACAACAAGTGGAGGCGGTGCATCTGTCAGCTATTACCTTAATGGCTCAGTGAGTCAAGGTACATTTGGAGGTGTTGCAATGAAAGAGATTAATAAGACACCAATCATAGGTACTGGCACAGATTTTACAATCAATGCTAATGGTTACATTCAATCATTTATAACAGATGCTAATGATCCTAGTCAATTAGAGATACCAGCTGGCAATTGGAACTTTGAAACCTATTTTTCTGCATCAAGTGGTGGTGGTTCACCTTCATTTTATGTAGAGCTTTACAAATGGAATGGTGCTACATTAACATTAATTGCTTCTAATTCAGCAACCCCTGAGGGTATTACTAATGGCACAGCAATAGACTTGTATTTAACAGCACTAGCTGTACCACAGACTACCTTAGCTCTTACAGATAGACTTGCTGTGAGGATATATGTCACTCATAGTGGTAGAACAATAACACTTCACACAGAAGACAATCACCTTAGTCAGGTAATAACTACTTTCTCAACTGGCTTAACAGCATTGAATGGATTAACAGCTCAGGTACAGAACTTAGCAGTAGGTACAAGTGGCACGGACTTTGCAATTAACTCAGTTGCATCAACACACACATTCAATTTACCAACTGCATCAGCTACTAATAGAGGTGCTTTGAGTTCAGCTGATTGGACTACATTCAATGACAAAGCATCATACACTCCACGAGTTCAGACAGTAGCTTCAAGTGCAACGGTTACAGCAGTTAGTACAAATGACATAGTGACTATTACAGCACAAGCAGTTGGACTTACACTTGCTAACCCTACTGGTGCATTTGTTGAGGGTCAATCTTTGATTATAAGAATTAAAGATAATGGCACTGCAAAGTCAATTGCATACGGAACTAATTTCAGAGCAATAGGAGTGACAGCACCAACAACAACGGTGGCAAATAAGACTACTTATATTGGTTGCATTTATAATTCAACAGACACTAAATTTGATATTGTAGGGACATGTACAGAAGCCTAATCTCTTTGATGCCTAAAAGTAGCTTTGACCCAGATGCACAAGCCTTCATAACAGCGGCTTCAATAACTGATAACACCCAAAAGAATGCTATTAACACTTTGGTTATTGCATTAAAAGGCTATAGTATTTGGACAAAGTTCAAAGCTATCTATCCAATTGTAGGAGGTACAGCTTCAAGCCATAAATACAACCTTAAAGACCCGAGAGATTTGGATGCTGCATTTAGATTGACTTTTACAACTGGTTGGACGCATTCAGCAAATGGAATGTTACCCAATGGGACGAGTGCTTTTGCAGACACTTTTTTTACTCCAAGTTCTAATTTATCAGTTAACAACACAAGTATGTCAATATATGTCAATAATAATATAGCCCCAATATTGGCAGCTCCTACCTTTGGATGTTATTTTGATGGAACAAAAACTTTTTATACTACTTTAAAACAAAGTAATACATTTTATTCTTTTATTGGTTCGGAAAATGGAAGTGCTACTTTTGGAAATTCTTTTAGCAATACAGATAGTAGTGGTTTTTATATTACTTCAAGAACATCTTCAACAGTTTTAAAATCTTATAAAAATAATTTATTAAAAAACACAACTATTTTAGCCAATACGGGAACGTTGCCTGCATTAAAGTATACTTATGGAGCCTTTAGAAATAGCGCAGGTATAGCTGCCACAACATATAATAATTATGCTCATGCATTTATGTCATTAGGAGATGGATTAACAGATACCGAAGCGGCTAACTTTTACACAGCGGTTCAAGCATATCAAACAACTTTATCTAGACAAGTATAATGGAAGGTAGAATAGTAACAACCCAAACAGCAGAAAGTTTACAAAATGTATTTTTTGACTCAGACACTTTTTTTAACTTTGTTCAGGATATTAACGACGTTTATTTCTTATTTTTGAGTGAACAAGATGAGGTGGATATTTCAGTAACTGAATATGCTTACTTGCTAGATATACCTTTGAGTCCTTATGTACCAAAACCAATACCCTTAGACTAATGGCATACGCAAACAACGGTGAATTTAATGTGCTTTATCCTACAAGAAGGAAGGTAGCTAATGTGCTCAAGAAAATAATCTTAGATGAGAATTTAATTGATACCAGAACTCTATATGATTCAATACGTATCAATGCCAAAGTCAGTACTGAGGGTAATTTACGCATTCAAATTGTAGCGGCTTATTACTTTGGATTCTTAAACAATGGTACAATAACAATACTACCCTTTAATTTGGTGCGTAAGTTCAATGCTAAACTTGAGCAAGAAGGACTTATCAATGAAATGTATGGTCAATACATAGCTTATGTAGCTAATAAATTCCCTATCTTAGAACTTGGTGGTTTACTTCGCCAAAAGGTAGTAGTGATTTATGACTTTGAGCCATTGTTTGGTGAGTTCTTTAACACATTAGATGTTTAATTCTTTCTTCATGGCTAACATATTGAAGGTCATGATTAGTGGTAGGTTGGTGACCTCTTCAAATTTAGTGAGGTCTTCATTGCATAGGGAGTAGATTAATCTCTCCCACCCCCACTTCATTTCACTCTTTTTGAGCTGTAAGTCTTTTGACTCCTGAGATGTGGTAGGTTTATCCTCTTCCTCATCACCATCACTGTCATCATGAAATAAGTTGCCGTATGTCTCCATGAAGTTTTCCCTAAAAGCTATGAACTCAGGTACAATACCATAGATATCATTGATGCAATAGTCTTCAAAGAGCTCAAATCTTTGTCTAGGTGAGAAGTTGTAAGGCTCAAAGACAGTCACACCCCATTCATTGGTAGATTTTTGCCTATACATAATGGATGCAATGTGACCTATGTGCTTATTGTAGTCTTTTGAAAAGTAAAATTCAAGGTCAATGTACTCACCAATGGTTAACTTATCTAGTGGCTTGTAGTGATAGTCATCAATTTGGTGCTTGTATTGCTTAGATGGTTCTGAGTTCACAAATTTAATCTCATTAATCATAGCAGTCACTTCCTCAATGTCAAGGTCTTCAAGTTCCTCAGAGCTAACATCCGCTAAAATAGCAAGTATTTCTATCTCTCTATTGAAGACCTCAGTGATTGTGTACAGCTCTCTAATCTCTTTGAACTGCAATACATCAATCTCACTCCAATATTTCGGTAGGTGCATCCTTAGGTATGTATTTAGATAACTTCTGACCAATCTCCACTAGGTAAGGCACAGCTATTTCAGCTTTCAATTCTCTAATTAATTTAGCTTTCAGCTTGATGTGAGCATCTGAGTAGTGCTCTACCTTAGTCAAGTCAGTACGCTTGAATAAAACTGCTAACATCTCAGAGATATAACCTTTATGTCTCGAGTGCATGATTTTTTCAATGTGCTTAGTGTCTTTTACTGAGAGCTTGAATCTGTCTTCAAATGCCACATAAGTATAGCCATCAATCTCAAATGAGCTAATCAAATCAGGCTTATCACCTAAGTTATTAAACTCTTTTACTATCTCTTTGAACTCTTCAATCTCAACTGCATCCCACTCAATAGCTGGTACTCCTAAGAATTCAAACACTTGCAAATGTTTGTCAATAGCATCCAGCTCAGTGTCAGCATGGATAGTTGTGATTGTTTCAAATTGCTGTACACTCAACTCATTCAGTTGGTTAGGTACGTCAAAGCCTAAAATATTTACCATAGATTTTAATTTTTAACAAATATAATACTTTTTACAATATAGGCATGGATAGACCTATCTACAAAATTACAATTGAGGATGAGTATGCCGATGGTGAGAACTTAGGTATAGAAATGATTGCATTTACTTCAAAGCCTGCAATAAAGGTTAAAGGTATGGCATTCAATTCTCATGTAGCTATGACGTTCAAGGACGATGTTAAGATGAGAGTAGTTGCACCAGCAATGATTCCTATGAACATCTATCGTAAAGATGAGGATGGTGAGGAGTACGACGTTCAATTCTCAGCTGAGGTTATTGAACAGATCCATTCTAAGTTCATGCAGAATCTACAGAATAAAGACATCTTTAACTTAGAGCATGACACTACTAAGAAAGTCCCAGCTTACATTTTAGAGGCTTGGATAGTAGACAACCCAACTACTGACAAAGCATTCACTACTTATGGTATTGAAACCCCTAAGGGAACATTGATGCTAACAAGTCAAGTGACTGACAGAGCATACTATGATGAGCTTGTTGAGTCAGGTCAAGTAGGCTATTCAATTGAGGGATTCTTAGGTATGAAATTATCGGAACAATTAAAATTAAATACTATGAAATTACCTGATGGAGAGCATCTAATTGAGGATAAGATCTATGTTGTAAAAGACGGAGAAGTTATTGAGATTAAAGATGTACCTACAGAGATGGAAGCTGAGTTATCAGCAGATCCAGCTGTGGAAGAAGAAGTGGCTGATGCTGAGGCTCAAGCTACAGAAGAAGCTGAAACAGAAGAAGTAGCTATGGCTATTGACCCAGCTGTAGATGCTGAGGCTATTATTGCTATTGTACGTCCTTTATTAGAGGAGCACATGAATTCAGTTATCTCTATGATTGCTGCTCTTAAAAATCAAATTGAGGAGAGCATCACAGTAGAGACTGAAGAAGAAGTTGAGCCAGTTGCATTGACTGCTCACGAAAAGTTTAAAGAATTTGTAAAATTTTCAAAATCAAAATAAAATGACACGTAACCTTAAATTCGACCTAGACATCGAAACAAATGCACTTTTGTGTGCAAACCCAGATGAGTTCTATTCAAGAGCTTATTTATCAAGCCCTGATATTGCTAACAACTTCCGTACCCTACCAGGTATCAAGAGCAAAACTAAATTAGCAAATGTTACTTTTGGTAGCTTATTGCAAGCATCAACTTGTAACTTTTCAGCTCCTACAGATTCATTAGATGCAATTGACATTGATGTATGTGCTTTATCAGCTATGGCTCAACTTTGTCAATTTGACTTAGAGCAGTCTTTCTTAGCTTTGCAAATGTCTCAAGGCTCAAATGGTGACTTCACAGTTGCATCTTTCATGTCTTACTACTGGAATGAAATGGCTAATGTTATTGGTCAAGACTTAGAGTTGTTAAGATGGCAAGGTAATGATGCATCTGAGGATCCATTGTTAGGTCTTTGTACTGGATACTTATTTCCAATGTTCTATGATACTGATATTATCGGTTTGTACGCAGGTGCTATCACTACATCAAATGTATTGACTGTATTAGAATCAGTTGTTAATGCTGCTCCTAATACAATTTCACGTAAAAAAGCTGACCTTAGATTGTATGTATCAACAAATGTAGCTAATGCTTATGAGTTGAAAGCAGCACAAGGTAACACTCAGACTTATGTGACTTTACCATTAGGGTTGACTTTCTTAGGAATCAATGTAGTAGTGTGTGAAGGTATGCCTGACAACACTATCTTATTGACTTTGAGAACAAATCTTATCTATGCATTTGATGCTGAGGGAGATTCAAAAGCATTGAAAGCAGTTAACTTGTCTGACTCAGTTGCTGAGCCTTACTTGAGAACTCGTGCTAACTTGAAAGCTGGTTTTCACTACACAAACCCTACTGAGATAGTGTTATACAATGCATTCTACATCTAAGATATAAAAGGGAGGTAGCAATGCCTCCCTATTTTTTCACTTTTAAAACATAAAAAGACATGGCATGTGATGCACTCCAAACCATCTTGAAAAGTTGTGACAACAACACTGGTGGTATTTATAAATTTTTTGTTAATCAACAAGATAATGTTGATATGACTACATTGTCAGTTGACCCAGCTGATGACTACATAATTGATGCCTTAGACCTAGTAGGTGGAGCTGATCCATTTATTGAGTTTGAATTCAGACGCAATACTTCAAGCTACACTGAAGATTCAAATATTGACTTGATCAATGGTTCTTCTTTTGTTACTCAGACTATCAACCTAATGTTTCACAGACGTGAATCTGTTAAGTCTAGTGCTATTAAAGTATTAGGTTCAGGTCAACAGTACTTAAGTGGTATTGTTCAAGATGCTAATGGCTTATATTGGTTCTTCCCTTACTTGCAGTTGACTGCTACTGGTGAAGGCTCAGGAACAGCTCGTGCAGATGGTTCTAAGTATTCAATCACTTTGCTTGCAGAGAATGAGTTTTTAGCTTACCAAATTGAAGAGTCAGTAGTGACTACTTTGACTACACCAGCTCCATAATCTATCTTTCTTCCATAGATAAAGAGGCCTTGCAGAAATGTAAGGCTTTTTTTTAATTAAAATTTTCTCTAAGTACAATATAGGTATGATATATCTTGAGAAAGACTCAACTAATAGCTTTGTGCTGACCTTAACAGAAGTCACTACACTATCAAATGCTTACTATTTGTTTGAGTTTGAAGATGAGTTTAATACAACACCCAACCCTATCTATTGGCAAGGTGCTGACACTTCATTGTGGCCTTCAAGATTTAACCTATTCACTATTGAAGACCCTGCAGATATTGACTTTATAAAAGGTCAGTACAGATACAAGGTTTATGAAAGCTCATCTCCTACATTAGATCCTACTGGATTGACAATGATTGAAGAGGGAAGGCTTGTAGTGGCTGGTGCAATTATTAACTCAATTTATGACTAATGGCTTGGTATAACAGATTCATAGGCACTAAGCCTCAGACAACAACACAAGTAGTAGAAGGCTATCAGTCATTCTCTACACCATTCGGTAGAGTAGGTGATGCTAACTTATCACTTCCTTATGTTAATGGTAGATATCAGATAGCTGGCTACATTCCATTTGGTCAGGATAACATGTTCCCTGAGCTATTAAATCAGCTCTACTATACATCACCTTTGCATGGTGCAATTGTGGATTTTAAAACCAACTCAGTTGTTGGTGGAGGATACGTTCTTAAGAGTGAAGGAATGACCAATGAGGACAAGCTCAAGCTCTACACATTTGAGAAGAAAATAAAACTTGGCAAAGTAGAAAGAGCAATAGCTCAGCAGTTGACTGTACACCATCGAGTTTACTTTAAATTGTGTTACAATGCTAAGAGAGAGCTGTACAAGATATACAATGTATCACCTGAGAAGGTAAGAATTGCTAGAGACAAAGTCACTTACTTCTTATGTGATGACTGGTCAGCTAGAATTGACGTAACATCTATAAAAAAATATCATCCTACTAACTCAGACCTTGAGCAGTTGTATGTTTACGAAATTATGACACTAGGTCAGGAGTGGTATCCATTGCCACAGTACACTAGTGCTCTTAACTTTGCTTTCCTATCAGGTGAGTTGAGCTACTTTGCAAAATCTAACATTCAAAATAGTGTGTTTCCTTCATTTGCAATGATGTTCCCTAAGAGACCACAATCAGAGGAGGAGAAATCAATGATTAAACACACAATTGATAGGTTAAAAGGTGCGGCTAATGCTGGTAAGGCAGTTGCATTCTTTGCTAACTCAGCTGACCAATTACCAAAAATAGAATCTTTACCTACAAATGGCAATGATAAGCTGTTTCACGAGGCCTCAGCTTTGAACACTGAACAAATTTGCTTTGCTCACACAATAGACCCTATCCTTATGGGTGTCAGAACTACTGGCTCACTAGGTGGAGGAGCTGATATCAAGCAAGCCTATGTCATCTTTGAGAAAAATGTGGTCATGCCATTAAGAACTCAGGTAGAAGAGATAGTTAATGAGCTTTTAGAGATTGCTAAGATACCAGGTGAATATACAATCAACAACTTCCAGATCATCAATGAGACTATTGTAGAGATTGAAGGTGATGCAAGTAAAACAGCTGATGCTATCAACTCACTTAGTCCATTGGTAGCTACAAAAGTACTTAATGCAATGACTCCTAATGAAGTTCGCTCACTTGCATCTTTGCCTCCTATTGAAGGTGGTGATGTTATACCAATTGAAACACCTGCACTATGATCTACTTTATCACAGAAACCTACTTAAAGGTCAATACCCCTATTACAGCGAATGTAGATGTAACAGATGTTACTCCATACATAGCTACTCAGGCACAATTGAGAGTGATGCCTATCTTAGGTACAACATACTACAATTATTTACTTGCCGCTTACAATGCTCAGACACTGACCAATGATGAGGAGACACTTGTTACCTTCATTCAACCAGTGATCGCTTGGAGGTCAGCAGAGGATGCTATCTTTGGATTGACTTATCAGCTAAAAAATAAAGGATTGCAGACTCAATTCGGTGACTTCTCAGCATCTGTGAGTAGAAGTGAGGTAGCATTCGGAATGGAGCACTATGCACAAAAGGCTTCATTTTATGAGCAAAGATTAATCAGATACTTAATAGCAAATAAAGACCTTTATCCTGGCTTCACAGATGCCACTAACAGAGATACTGACCTTCGACCAATGATTGACCAGTGTTCTTGCAATTGTGTTGGTCAATGTCATAGTGGATGTCCTTGTGGAGGGATGAGAGAAAATGGTTATAACAATTCAATACTTATTTTGTGATGGGATTCAACGAGACAGCATTCACAATTATTACAGTACTTTTATCAGCTATTGGCTACTTTATTAAAGGTGTACATGGCGAGATTAAGGCTATAGTAAGTGAACAGAAAGAGATAATATCAGACATTAGTCATCTTAAAGGCAAGATTGACCTAGTAGATAATGAGGCAAGATTCCGAAGTGACTCAATTGAGAAAATGACACAGCTTGAAATCAAGCATTTAGCTGAGCACATAAGCGAGTTGACACAATCAGTGAAAAAACTAATTGAAATACAGTTAATAAAATGACACTAAGAGACAGATGGTGTGCCAAAACACCTAACTTTTGGCTTAGAGTTCGCAACCTATCAATCACTATTGGTACTATTGGAGCTGTCTTATTGACTTCACCATTCACACTACCTACTATTGTAGTAGATATGGCTGGCTATTTAGTAACTGCTGGCACAATTGGAGCTACACTTTCACAATTAACAGTTCAAAAATGATGGAATTTATCATAGGAGCTGTATGTGGAGTGATGGTAGGAATTATTGCAATCGTATATTATGAATTATAACTGGCTAACAGAAGAGACTGGTCCTAAAATCTTAGTGCAAGCTGTCAAGTTGATAGGTACTAAGGAGATAGTAGGCAAGCAACACAACCCTATTATATTAGACTGGGCTAGACAGCTTAGACTTAAAGTCTATACAAATGATGAGATCCCATGGTGTGGTCTATTCATTGGCATTTGTGCATTCAAGGCTGGAGTTCAGGTAGTAGATGGTCCATTGTGGGCTTTGAACTGGGCTAAGTATGGCACTTCAGTAGATCAACCTATGCTGGGTGATGTATTAACATTTAAAAGAGATGGCGGTGGTCACGTTGGTATCTATGTTGGTGAGGATAGAACTCACTACCATGTACTAGGTGGCAACCAAAACAACCAGGTGAATGTGATGCGAATTGCTAAGACTAGATTGCACCAGGCTAGAAGAACTGAGTGGAAAATAGCACAGCCATCCAATGTGAGAGTAGTAAATTTATCAAGTCAAGGAGTAATAAGTCAAAACGAAGCATAATGAAAGAACCAAAAAAGAAAAAAGACATCAACATCAACATTGATACTAAGAATGTAGATATTAAAGTGACGCGAAAACATGGCGTTACAGACGTTAAATTAGATACAGATAAAGTAGATATAGACTTTCATAAAGAAAGTGACTCTAAGAGCCTAAAAATAGATACTGATAAGGTAGATGTACAAGTCACCAATGGAGAGGTGAATGTAGATGTTAATGAGCAATCAGGCTTTGTAGGAAAGTTAATAAAATTCTTACTCAGAAGAAAAAAATAGTTATATTTGTACCGCATGTATATTGTTTGGTTACAATAACACCTAAGAGGGATGATCTAGTGATAGTTTATCCCTTTTTTTATGCAATCAAATGTTAAAATATGTTAAAATGTTTGCATATATGAAAACAGTTACTAACTTTGTTTCATAATTATTAACACAAAAACAAATAACATGCAAGGAACAATCATTTACTTATTAGTGCTTTACAGCATAGTAGCAACAATCAAAATTTTAACCCTTAAAACTAAATAACATGCAAAATTTAATCAATCACATTATTCAAGAAGAGAAAAAAAGCTGGGACATGTACCTATGGGCTATGAGTCAACATGGTAATGACTCTGAAATCACAGCTAGATGGAGAGCTATATGGAGTACTCACTCAGAAATGATAACTCAGTTCAATCTGACTGCTCCTACTAGAAATAACCTGAGCACATTCAAGCACAAAAAGTACAAAACTATTAAAACTTGTGAGCTATGATTTGTCCTGACTGCAATGGAGAGGGTACTGTAGAGGTACACTACTGCACATTTGGTAATGAAATTCACTACACAGAAGAAGAGTGTGGATGTAACAACGGACAAATTGAAGAAGATGAACTTAGCTGATATTGAGTCCTACTGGGCTAAGAGAGGTCACTTTGACATCCAACTATACATTAACTACCTAAGAGCTAAAAATGAAAACATACAAAGTTACACTGAGAGACAAGTCCTTCAAGATAGTGAAGGCATACGACCAACACCATGCATTCTTGATGGTGGACAAGTGGATATGTTTAATCTTAAAAATTGAAGAGCTATGACACCAAAAGAGAAAGCAAAGGACTTAGTAGATAAGTTTAGTAATGAAGTATTAATAGATAACTATGAAGCTAAAAGATGTGCATTGATTGCAGTTGATGAGCTTATACGAAATTCATTTCCTGGAGTAATAAAAAGCCATTGGGAACAAGTTAAACAAGAAATACAAGCACAATGAAAGACACAGCAGTAAAATTCCTTATAGATGAAATCTCATGTAGATTTATAATCTCTGAGGAGCTAAGAATAGCAATGTATAAGGCTATTGAAATGGAGAAGGAACAACACAATGAAACCTGGGACATTGCACACCAAGCTGGTAGATTTGAAGGGAAAGGTATTGCTGAAAACAATTGGCAAACATTTGAAACACATTGGAACGAAAACTTTAAATCAGAATAAGATGAAACAAGAAACAGCAGTAGAATGGTTATTTGAGCAATTAGATGTAGTTGACTCATCAATAAGTTATGAATTATTTAAACAAGCCAAAGAAATGGAGAAGCAACAACATGGGAAAACATGGGATACTGCACTTGATAAATATGAAGTAAGAGCAGGAAACTATATGAGAGCTTATGAGGACTTTGATGAATACTACAACGAAACATTTAAATCAGAATAAGATGAATCAAGAACAAAAACTACTAGCTGTAGTGGCATTGCTACCAGTGCTCGCTGATTTATTAGAGGATGTGCCACTATACAGAATGTGCAAAAGACATGGCAACTCATTTATAGATGAGGTCAGAAAGGTAGACAATATCATCATCAATGATGCAGAGCTTGATGCACAATCTCAGCAAGTAAACATCCAAAGAGCATTTAGACAATGGCTAGAAACAGAATTTAAAGAGGAGTTATGACACCCAATGAAATTATAAGACAAAGATTCCCACATGAAAAGACTCAAGGTATTGCAGATGACTTAGGATTTACTTATTCTCAAGTAGCAAATAGAGCATTCTCAATGGGACTTAAAAAAACCTTAGAGTTCAAAAGGTCAGAGTCTTCTGGTAGACACAATCTCATTGAAGGTGGTAAAAAGTTTAGATATACACCTGGACACACACCATTTAACAAAGGCAAAGAAATGCCAGCAGAAATCTATGAGAAAGTCAAAGCTACAATGTTTAAAAAAGGTAATAGACCACACAACTGGAAGCCTGATGGAACAATAGTAGCTAGAAAAGATGCTGATCAAAGTGGTAGAGTATATCTGTACTACAAGGTAAGAGATAGCAAGTGGATTCTTTACCATAACAAAGTATGGATTGACCAAAATGGACCAATTCCTAAGGGTAGCATCATTAGATTCATTGATGGTAACACTAAGAACTGTGACATAACTAATCTTGAAATGGTATCAATGAAAGATAACATGCTCAGAAATAGCATCCAAAGATTCCCAGAAGAAATACAACAAGTAATTAAATTAACAAGTAAACTAAAAAAGAAAATCAATGGCAAGAAACAAAATCAGTGATCTACGTGACCACATGTTCGCAGCATTAGAAAGACTTAATGATGAGTCTTTAACAAATGACCAGATAAAAGAAGAGGTAGATAAGGCAAAAGCTATCAGCTCAATTGGTTCTGTGATAATCAACTCAGCTAAGCTAGAAGTAGACTTTATCAAGGCTACTGGAAGGATGGACTCAGACTCTGAGATATTTAAAAATATTGACCAAAAGAAAATAGCATGAAACAAACAGCACTACAAATGGTATTTAGTGACTTAGAAAGTAAATATCCATCAATTTTTAACATGTTTACTCAAGATGGTAGAGAGTTTGTTAACCACTTTCACCACTATTTAGAAGTGGAGAAACAGCAATTAAGTGATGCATACAATAGTGATAGACCTAATCTATGTGCATTCACAGAGGGTACAGCATTTGAAGAATATTATCAAGAAACATTTAAGAAACCATGCTAAAAAAAATCAAATACATGATAGAGCTCCACAACCTATGCGATAGTGGTAGACAAAGAGAGCTAGTGTACAAGAGAGACTACATTTTCTCTGAGCTGTACAAATTAAACATGAATCTAAGTCAGATAGGTAGAATGCTAGACAAACATCATGCAACTGTATTGAATGGCTTAAAGATAGACAAGCAGTTCCAAAACTGTGACAAGCTCTATGATGACATTATTGCACCTATTAAAGACTATCTCTATCCACCAGATGCACCCCGAGAAGTAGAGAAATACTCTATCTTTGAGGATGTTATGAAATGCAGTAACACATCTTACTTAAGAATGATAAAGGAAAGAATTGAGCAAGGTTTGTACATTGAGCGTGACAACTGACAAGCTTTCTTATAGGGGGTAGCTAGCTTTTTTAAAAAAACAAGGGGGGCACCCCCAAAAAAAGTTGTCTAGTTGTCACGCTTTTGCTGTAACTCAATAGCAGTATAGCTTATAGGCGTGACAACTACTTTTGAAGTTGTCCCATAGTTGCCACGTTTGTCACGCATTTGGATAATTAAAAATTATTATTACATTTGCAAAGGGGTTGTCGGAGGCATCCACATAAAAAGTTTTCTTGCTACTTTTCCCCTTCTTTTTTTTTAGCAAGAATAAAAACAAGAGTTATGAAAAAAATATCTGTATTCAAATCACTATTTAAGTCAAAAGAGACTCCATTCAATCTAAATCCAGCTGAGGTAGTTGCTAGAATAAGGTTAGGAACTGAAGAGCTTAGAGAAAAAATAAATCTAATTAGGTCAGTAGACAAGAAAGACCCAAGATATTCAGCATCTAAAAAAGAATTAAATGCCATTATGTTCAATGGTACTTTCTCTGAAAGAACTGCAAAAGGATTGATTGAGCACTCAGGGCTTTGTGTCTTAGACTTTGATGGTTATCCATCTACTGAGATAATGCAAGCTGAAAGAGAAAGATTGATTAATGACCCTTATGTTATAATAGTTTTCACTTCACCTGGTGGTAATGGTTTAAAAGCTGTGATAAGAATACCTGAGTCAACAGCTGTAGAACATAAGAGAAGGTTTTTAGCCTATGCTGAATACTTTAAGTCAGAGTATTTTGACTCAAAGAATCAAGATGTCAGTAGAGTATGCTTTGAATCTTATGACCCTGAGGTGTATTTCAATGAGTTTTGTTTAGTGTTTGAAGGAATTACACAAGATAAAGGATTTGAGTACATTGAGAAGCCTCCAGTGTGCATCCTTCAAGATGAGA